GTTATAATGTAGAAATACTTGGCCACAAATGTTCCCGTCAAAAGGCTCTCGCCAATGTTCGAGTTCGCAACCACTATATACCAACATATCGCCTACATCAAGCACGACTTTTGTGCCTTTTGGAGCGTTGGGTTTATGTATCTCTTTATACTCATCTATGACTGATTTAGTTCCTGTACCATCAATAAATATAGGCCAAGGGTCACCACCTAGATTTAAGGTGGTAGATATCTCACAGCTAGCTCTGTCGCTGTGTCTTCTTAGTTTGTCTCCTCTTTTATAAGCTCTGGAATAAGAGTAAGTGGGTATCAAATTTAATCCTGTTTCTTTTTTCATAACAGGTAACATTTTAACTAGTAGTGTATCCATTACAAAATCACCATAACAAGAATAAGTATCAGGTATTTGGGTATCTCCCCATGTTCCAAGGATAGGGGACTGTGAGTGTAGATTACGTGTATACATAAATTCTACAGCATCTCTTTTAAGTAAGAAATAATTAAATATAAAATTAGCTAGTTCATAAGACAAAGCTTTCTTTATAACTTGGTATTTAAACATCAAATCCTTTCTGTACAAAATTAAATGATACAGATATTCTTATATCATTACTTTCGTTAGGTTCAACACCATGCCATAACCAAGATGGAAACATTACTATTCTACCTTCTAATGGATCTACATGAACTTCTTTCCATAAATGTGATGGCGGTTTTCCAGGTTTTCTTCTAGGCATCACCATGTGAGCCCCTGGCTTTGGTTCATTAAAAACAATGTTGCCAGAATTTTTTGGTGCTTTAATATAATATACTCCACTAAAATGACTATTAGGATGTAGATGTGGTCTGTTCATTGCACCTGGTGGATTTATATTAGCCCACATATTTCCCATTTTTACTCCACTCTCTAACCATTCTTCTTCAAAAATTTCATTGATCATTTTAAATAATTCATCTACCAAAGGTTTAAATACTGGTTTTTCATGCATGTCAGTTTGACTATGCCAACCCTTCATATTAGTTCTAGTTACTCCTCTGTCATGATTTGACCAATCAATTACAGCTCTTTCAAAAAGTCTGTTATCTAGATTTACATCTTTAGCATATATAATAGTTGGAAAGTATGCGGCTTTAATCATTTAAATGGTGTCCCTCCAAACCACATAACCAGTGATTGTCTTCTACCACGTATTACTGGTTTTACTCTGTGTCTTATAAACGATGCAAAAAATATAGCATGACCTTGTTTAAGCTTTGCAATTTTACCTTCACCCATTAATTCTAAATCACCACCTTCAAACTCTGATTCGGGTGATAATAAACAAGTCATAGATATTTTTCGCACTGGTGGTTCGTGTGCACAGTTCATATCATTATCTACGTGCCACTCATAAAAACCACCTTCTGGATATTCTGTGTATTGAGCATACTCTGTAAGTTGCATACCATCAAAACCAAAATGATTACCATTTGTAGTCTTCATAACTTGTTCTATTTTTTTATACATAGGTTGCATTTTTTTAAAAGGTATCCAACTTATATGCGAAGTTCTTGTTTTAGTATTTAATTCACCATTTCTTATACCTTTATTAGTTCCAACGTAAGCATCATGTTTAGGTTCAGATCTTCCTGCATTAATTATATCTTGACATTGCTCAGGTGTAAAAATTGGTGTGGTTGTTTCAACTATGTAAGCTTTCCAACGCGGTTCTGTTATCATATTAATATCCGTATTCTACCCATCCCGTTATTATATATTTATCATTCGATAGAGGTGGGTTACCTCTATGAACGTGTGTAAATTGTGAAGGCCAAATCAACATAGTATTTCTTTCAGGTTTAAACCTACACTTTTGATATAAAAATTCTGTCTCTCCACCTTCGGTCACATCATTAAGATAAACCATAAAAGCTAATATTCTATTTCTTTCTCTCATTGCTGCATTCTCACAGTGCCAAGTATGATAGCCTTCACCTATTTTAGTTTTTTGAATTTTTACTTCGAATATAGTGTGTCGATCTAAATGTTTTAGATACGAATATTTTTTTACATATAATGGATATACCTCTTTAAAAAACATATCTATAAAAGGTTTATTGCTGTATGTCATAGGAACATTAAGTCCTTGTCTTATTGTATCTATCGCATTATCAGATACTAAAAGCTCATCTTCTTTCCTTGGATACACAGCACCTTGTTGTTCACAATTAGAATAATAATCTAAATAATGATTTATTAATTCATCTGACATAAAGTTTTTAAATAAACCAATATGATTATCTATGTAGTATTGTTTATCCATTAGTTAGCCCCTCTATTTTTTATTGGATCAAATTCTACATCCATATTTGCAGCAAGAGTTCGTCTTACTTCATCAGTGCCATTAAAAGGATATACTGTATGTCTCATATCATATGGAAAAATATAAAAGTCTCTAAGGTCCATGGGTGGTTGATAATCTATTTTTGCAAACTGACCATTAGCTGCACCTAATATCTGCAATCTCCCGTTTTGTTGAACATGTTCTGCAGAATATTCTTTACCATACGTTGATGGTAGTTTTAAAATCATTACACTAGATAAACCAGTAAATAACATGCCTCTGTGAATATGTGCTGGATTATATTCGTGTTGTTTCATCTCATTAACCCAAACAGAATTAAGATGTAAATTATATTCTTTTATTTTATTAAATGTTAAATAATGTTTAAAAATCTGTACTAAATAATTAGTCACATCTTTTGGTAACATATTATGATTTTTCATCTTTGATTGGTCTTGACCATTATAAAATAAAGAATGTTCTTTTTTTATCTTACCAACTAGTTGACCATTTGCAGGTGCAAGATTATGATAATTTGTTTCGTATATATAGTTAATACTATTAAAGATATCTAAAGGTACTTGATATTTTAAAATAGATTGACCTAAGAATACAAAATCAAACTTTAGGTTTTCCATGTTGTT